GCCCTAATGTTGAATATTTTGGCGAAATGTTGGACTATTTTAACCTTTTTATTAGATTCTGTTATCAGTTTTTACTTTGGTGTCTTTCCAGAGGTCATTAAGGGATACATCAGTCTTACCTACAAAGACCCCACGAATAGGGTCATCAGCAGTAACAATCTTCGCTTCGTCTTTCCAAGTTAAAGCCAAATATCTAAAAGCATCAGCACCATGAGAAGTCCAATCATGGCGAGGCTTATCCCTGAATACCTTTTTATCTTCATCATATTCTCGCTGGTATTGTCTAAGACACTCTATGCCATCATTGCACTTGTGGTCAAACCATGCCCGAGTCAATGCGAGTCGGCTGGCCTGTATGCCGTCTTGCAATTTTAGATTGGGGGCTATCTTGATTGATTTTAGGGGTATCTTATCGCCAAGCTGTTCGATTACAGAACGATTGGAAGATAGCGTCTTGGCCCTAGCGTCATGCGGTAGCCAATGAGTTCCATACACATAACCCCTCTCTTTCTCTCGGCTTTGTATGATTCCAGCGTAGAAGGCCACAGGTTGACCATTGGAGGAATGATAGTCAAGGCAGCGTATCTCGCCATGCACCACTTGGAAGAACCATATTGCAGTATCGTCAGAGTATCCCAAATCCCAAGCCGTGTGGACTGGGAAGAGTGGGTCATACTCGACCTCTCTAATACGCCCCTGGTCTGTAAGCTGGCGCATCTCCTTGCCGTAATACGCTCCTAGAATGGCTGATTCAAAGTCGCATTCAAATTCTTGCAAGTATTGGTCTTGGGTCATTGTCTTGGCGGCATCATCCAATTCGGCTTGGTCTAGTAACCCTGTCTGACTAGCCCGCAGTACTTTGACATACCAATCCTTATCCTTGGTGGCATTGTTATAGATTTCCCAGAAGCTATTGTGTCCTTTAGGTGTCCCGATAAAGGTAGCCCAGCCCTTTCTATCGCTTAATAATGGCCTGAGAACTGCACCGAATATAGAAGGCTTCATGTCTGCATATTCGTCTAATACAACCCCATCAAGGTATAAACCCCGTAAAGCGTCAGGATTGTCTGCACCGAATAGCCGGATTCTTGCCCCATTGATTAATTCAACCCATAACTCTGACTGATTGGCTTTGGCTAATACAGGCTGAGAGAAGCGGACTAAGTAATCCCATGCGATAGTCTTAGATTGGGCATAGTAAGGCGCTACATAGGCATAGCGGCCATTCTCTTTATCGTCTATTAGCGCCCTATAAATTAGGTCATTGATGCACAATACAGTCTTACCGCACCGCCTATGTGCAACAATTACACTCCAGCGTTCTTGCCTATCGTGGAAATCCTCAAAGACCTTCCGAGGGCAATACTCCATCTCTACTTCTAGGACTCCATCAGTCATTCTGGGCGCTTCCAGCTAATGACCATCCTTTGAGGCTTTTCCTCATCGCCTACACTCTCAACCCTAGCGAGCTTAGGCAAGTGATACTCCATTACCGCTTGGAGCATGAGAAAGGCTTTCTCCGGATTGGGAGGGACTATCCATACTATGTCGCCATTCTTGTCATATCTTATGCAGCCTTCTTTGTCTGTCTTAGGAATACCTGCCGCAACCTCTTCTAACCAATGCTGCATCCTGGGAGAGTTCTTATCAACGAACTTGGCTATGGCCTCTTTGGCTATGGCAGTATGTTTATTAACAGCACCAACAGGGCGACCCTTACCAGCATTAGGAGGAAGCCTCTTTTTAGGCTTTTCAATTGAACCATCTTCATTTATGGTCACAATATCAGATGAATTTGTCATGTGTTTCAATGTTTCTATAACTTTCAGCAATTAAGGAATTAACGCATTTATAAGTCATTGATTCTATTGAACGCAATATATCACATTTGCATGAAAACAACAGAAAATAAAATATTTATCAAACATAGGGAAAATACCTATTCTATCTATGTAACATAGCGCTACAATTCATTCATGCAGTACATTTAATCAACAGTTTTAAAAGGGGAATCAAAATGCAAAGAATTACAGAGAAACAATTAGACAGCTTATGTGACTACATCAATAAGCTCACAGGCTCACCAGCAGAATATCGCAACGCAGAGACTGGAAAAATTAATGTAGGTCACTACACAATCAGCCACGCTTATGGTGGTGTATGTTTACATCGTATATGCAACGAAGGCGGTGGATGCTCTACACCTTTATCTCATGGTCATATAACTAAGCGTGAGTTATACAACGAAATGCAAGCATTTATCAAAGCCTTAGACGCTGTTCGCTATGGTGACATCACTATACAGAAAGCAGCTTAATTATGAAAAACTATCAGGCGGTGATTCTTTCTCTACTTCTTTTGGCGGCGGCTCAACTTGTATGGCTGCTTACACTCAAAGGCATCATTTAAAGCGTTTTAAGGGCTGTTTTAGCCCATTTTATTAAGGGGAAATACTATGTTATATCGAGTTATTGCAAAGCGTACAAGCTACGAATATATAAATATTGAGGCTGATAGCCCTTCGGATGCTATTGGCTTGGTTACTATGTCAGACCAAGAGTTTGAATGGGATGACCTGCCAGAGTTGGAATGGGATATTGATAGTGTGGAGGAACTTTAATCATGAACGGATGGGGAAACAGTAGCTTAGCTACTAAATATATTTATGAGCGTGTGCATGGCATATTAGACGGCAAAGATATGGCCTTTGAGCTTTCCAGGCTATTAGATGAGCTTGCACACAACTACAAAGTAGATACAGGCCGTTTAATTGGGGAGGACTTGTAATGTTTACGATTGACCATGACGAAATGAATACTATCTATCACCTTTTAGAGATAGCAAAGGTTCATATACAAGAAAAGCGTGACACTTCAGAACGCTGGACTAAGTATTTCGACTGCCAAGTAGATGCCATGCTCAAGGGCGTGGATTTAATGGAGCGTTTAGAGGTTGAATTACATAGGGAGGCAGCATGAGCATCAATGACAAATACAGCGCTTATCTTTACTTATGCGCTAAACAGGGCATAAAAACCTTATCTTTTAACGCTTGGGCATCAACACACAAAAAGGGGAATTTACTATGACTACAAAGAAAACAGCAGCACCTAAACCACGCACAAAGCTACAAGAAGCAGAATTTAAACAAATGATTATGAGTGAGGCTCTTTATATGGCCTACGATGATTATGACGAACTGTTTTCAATCCTTCAATGCGTTATCAAAGAGTTAGAGTCTGAGGACTTTAGCAAGTATCGAGTGCGTAATGCTTTAAAAGGTGTCCGCTCTCTTATGCTACACAATCAAACGATGATGATGGATTGCGCTGGCTTGGAATACTAACCACTAGGGGGCTTGTCCCCCTTCTTTTTTGCGGGGCATTATATGGATTACAACTTGCGCAAGTGGCGCATGGGGCTAGGGCTTACCCAATCGGGCGCAGCGGCATTATTAGGGGTACATCGTGTTACCTATACCAGATGGGAAACAGGGGCGCAGTCACCCCCTAAACATATCCCTATGGCCTGCCTACAATTTAAGCAGATGATGGGGAAATAGCTCTATGTGCGGACTCAGGGAGGCACTACACATAAACTCAGGGAGTTACTCAGGGATTGGCTCTATATGCGTACTCAGGGAGCAACTCAGGGATTACTCAGGGAGTTACTGAACGAAATCTGGGTCGTGGTTTTTATTCATTGCATCCATTAAAGCCTGTTTACGCTTCATGCGTTGATTGGCTTTCTTATTCAAAATGCCGCTTTCGTCTAATTCTAATGGCGGATTATGTTCCTGGCGATGTCTTTGTTGTTTTTCAAGCGTTGACTCTTTATGTTCACGCAACATAGCGTTTTCCGGTGGGTAGCTTCTTGTCATGTGTTTCATTACATATCCTTCATTGCATCTTCAATGTGTTTTCTGCGTGGTTTTGCGGTCTTTGCCGACTCTTTAAATGCTTCTGCGGTGGGTGCGCCTTTGCTGCCAGGCTTACGCATCTTTTCGCCAGAACCATGAGCAATACGCTTTTGCTTTGCGTGTATGTTCGCATACAATCCGTTTTTAGCCACAATGCCACCTCGCTCTAGCTGCTTTGCCTCTTTCGCCATTCCAATGCTGTGACCTAGCACAGAAACTATCATGTCTTGAACCGCTTGCTTGTGGGGCTTGCAAGTGGCTACCGTTTTTTGCGTTATACGCTTTACGACCTTTAGCAGTCATTCCTGCACCTTCTTCAGCCGGAAGATAGTTCTTACCTTTACCGACTGTGGTCTTTGGAATAGGCTTATCGTGCTTTTCTACTGCGGCACGAATTTGGTCTTTGCGGCTCATTACTCAGCTTCACGCTTACCAAGGAATTTGCCATAAGCCTCTTCTAACTTAGACTTACGCTTACCTTTGGCATTATCACGTTCAACATTGAGGGCAATAGCCACAGCTTGTTTATGTGGCTTACCAGCTTTTTCTTCGGCTTTAATGTTTTTTCCTACTGATTGGGCTGACCCAGACTTGTCGAGTGGCATGGTAATTCCTATTTGAGGTATTTAAGTTTGTAAATGGTAGAGTCAATTAACTGTTGTATTTCTGCAACAATATTAATCAATTCTTGTTTTTGCGGCAAATCTGCATTGGCTTCATCTACAAAATTCTTCAATGATTCCAAGTACTTTAGCGGTTCTTTAGGCTGATGATAGACGCTAGGAAATGACTTAATCTGTTCGTAGCAACCCATATAGGCTTCTACATAGTCATCTACAAGTTCAACGATTTCATCATAGTATTTGCCCAAAGCCTTATGCTGTGAATAAGAGTTAGTTTCCCAATGAAAAAAATGAGTGTTAGTAGCGCTATGCAAAAGAGTAGCGGCAAACATAGCGACATTTTGGGTTTCTTGCATAAAAGACCTTTAAAGTTCATACAATTTTAGCACTTCTATTGACTCTTGCACAGAATTGACTCTATGTAAAGGGCCGCCCACCCAGTTAGCAAAAAGTGTTATTTGCTGTGGGGTTAACTTCTTATCTTCACCATCTTTAACTTCCATTAGAATAGTTTGGTCTGCATAGCACACCATTAAGTCAGGGATTCCTCCACCGACTGTATGCAAAAGGAACACAGTAGCACCATAATCTCGTAGTGCTTTTACAACATCCTTTTGATTTTTATCAACTTTTTTTATATAAGACATAAATATATGTTAGTGTTTAGCAACTTACAGTATAAGGGGAATTGAATGGCTGGATATCATTTATCAGATGAAGAATTTATAGCCGAATGGAAAAAAATCGGTAGCCCACAGAAATTTGCAGAAATTCATAAACAAGATGTAAGGTC